ACTTTCGGCTTTGTAATCTGCCTGAACCCTGTAATTTTTGAGATTCATAAAATTACTCTTAATATTTTTAGCCCTTAATAGCTTCATACGCTTTTTTTCATCACTCATTGCCTTGTTAATTTCTTCTTCTATAAAATTAATTAATGCAGTATGTGAGGAGCCCTCACCTTTATTAACTGAATATTCGTACTTAGATTGAGCTAAGTGTAATAATTTTTGAAAGCACGAATAATAGTATCTATTTGCTACAATGTCATTGTTTTTCTTTTCATGAAAAAATTCATTCGCTAAATCCCTATTTACCCTACTTTTTTCCATCAGCCCCATACTAATCACCTTGCCATTTTTGCGATATAAAACAAATAAATTATCCCTTCTTTTATATTTAATGTCAATATCTTTTTCACTTATAAAGTGTATATGTTTTTCCCTAATCAAACAAATATAAGCTGTCTTTTTTTAACAAAAGTTAATCTTGGTTATAAATCCACCCCGTAACTCATCCTATTTATCATACTTCAACAAAATTCAACTAACCTTATTACATACAATGATACTTATAGTTACGCTTGTTAATTATTAAACTTTTGTCTTTTACTGATTTCTAAACCTTCTTCATCTAACTACTAATTTATGAGATGTACCTAACATTGCTTTTCAAGACATAACACTTACAAACTGAACGAATAGTTCATACAGTTTTAATAGTGTACTTATTTACCCACTGCAAGTAAAAAACGACCCATTTACAGGCCGCTTGAACGATAAGTGAGAATTTTATAAGTGGTTAGTCACAAGATACTTAATTTTACCCATTCACTGATTTCTAAAAAATAAATAAAGAGCCGTATTAAATTACGACTCCGATATCAGTAAATATAACCCAACATGAGCTATGTTTATTTCAAAGGACAAAACACCCATCTTAAATTATGGGGGTTAATTCATTTCTTTTTGTTATTAGATGAAAACAAGAATGCTCCAAAAAACAGTAAAGGGAAAATAACAAACAAGCGGGCATCAAATGTATTCTCCCCAATAATAACAGGTAAAGATATATAAATAATAAAAGTTATTACTAAAAACGCCAAATAGATTTTTTTATTGGTGCTCATCATAAGTACACCTACAATACAATAGCAATGAATGCTCTAGCTACAATATAGGCAAATTGTTTATTGAAACCAAAATTATTAGTTAATCCTGTAGCTATACCATCAGCTAAATTACCTTCAAAACCCGTTAAAATGTCACAAAACTTATTAATACTTTGATAATGGAACATAACTAACTTTGTGCCAGTAGTATTTTCTATTTTAGCAACTAATTTATTCCAAGCTTTCTCTCCAATTTTATTAACAGTAGCTCTTATAGCTTTAGCTCCAGCTTTCGCCGTTATAGTAGCTTTACCTCTCTCTGCTACCCCATTTTTATAATCTCTAACTTGTCCTTTTAATTTTTCAGCCACACTCGGATCTTTAAAGTCTTGTTTACTATTATCTATTTCTTCTAATAAAGCATTTCCAATTTTTTCTCTTTGTTTCATTTCCTCATCAACTGCTTTAACAGTTTCAGCATTAGCTTTACCTGATTCTACCGTAAAATAAACAGGCCCCATCAAAAGAGAGGTCGCAATACTAGCAGTGGCAATTTTTCTTAAGTTTTTGTACATTGTAAAAACTCCTTATTCAGAATTTAAACAATCCCTTAATAAACATCCCGATATTTAGCCTATCATATTATCGTTTTCTTTAACATGTTTCAATCTTCGTCCTATTTCGAATCGAATAAAAAACGATGGTTATTGTCACATTTCACTACGCATTTTATATTTTATTATCAAAGCTCATTTTTGAGCTTTGCTCACCGAATAATGGTGCAAGATGACAAATATCAGAACATAATTTCACGTGCTTACTCCCTTACAATTCAAATACTACAAAATTAGACTACTCAATTTTGAGGAGTCATAACCTTCTATAAAATATTCATAGACATAAAATAACCACCGCCAAATTAAAGGCAGTGGCTTTTCATTAATCATCTACTGGATATCATCAACAAATTCTGGCGTCACAAGACTTACATCTAATTTATCTGTAAACAAGCTATGGTACTTCCCTAACATATCTCTTGCTTTTAAACGATCACTTGGCTTGATTGGCACTTCTACAAGTTCCACATGTTCATTGTAGACAAGGTTCATCCGTCCAGTGTCTGGGTTCTTCTCAAATGAACTTCGCTTTACCACCACTTCTTTTGTTTCAGTCTCATCACCGACTGCTGCATTGGTTAAAAGATGCAGTAACTCTTTAGCAGTTAAAATACTATCGTCCATCACTTTTTCCTGTTGGCTTTTGATATATTCATCGACCTTTTCGTTACGTAATAATCTACTTCCTGTTACATGTGCTGAATTTGGCGCATAGCCTGCTTTTATAGCGCTTTGCGTGATGTTTAGTGTCTTAATGTACTCATTCACAAAACGAACTTGTCTAGGCGTTAATTCACTCATTCTATCACCTCCATTATTTTATCTAATAATTTCCCAAACCATTGTCTGACTGATTCTGTGGAACATTCTAAAACTTGACTAATATCTTTGTAACTACGCCCATGTAATAGAGCATCAAAGATATAGAACTCTTTATCTGTTGCCACTTGGTCAACTAACATCTCTAAATGATTCTTTAGAATATGATCATCTACATTATCAGTTTCTATCCATTCGTTTGTAACCGTATTGCCAACGTTAAAGAAGTCATCAGTGTTGAAATCATCATCTTTTAGTGTGTCATCATTATCAATTTGCTTATGATAGCGATATATGAAATCTTTTATATGCTGCTTATCCATTGTTACACCACTTTTAACATGGGTTTCTTATGATACGCATTAACATGTTCACGCTTACTATTTTCAATCATCATATCCCTTTGTTTTTGACGCGCTATACGTTGTTTAATGTTGAGGTGGTATAAATCGACCTGTAGTCGTTCAATCACGTTATAGGGCTTATATCGACCATTAGAACGCATGTATCTTACAACTTGTTTCTTTTCTTTTTCAGAATATTGATTAAGGACAGACTTTAATATCTCAATATTACGCATAGAACGTTTTTTATAATTTACTAAGCCAGCTTTTGCCTCAATAATTTTAATAGCCAACTTTTCAATAGGATAAGAGACGGACACAACGCCGAATATTTCATCACACGTTGTCGTAGACGTATTCATATGATACATACTCTCGATTTGAAACTCACACATCTGAATTTTCTTATTGATAAATACTGGGTTAAATTGTGTTAATAGTTGATACTCGGATAACTTATTGCCATTATTACGATAATATAAAACTTTCCTTGCCATTTTCAGTTTCATTTATCCACCCCTATATAGAGAGCCTACCCAACAAGGATAGGCTACATTTTTTTACTTTCTAACTCGATTCATTTCTTCATTATATCGATCATTTAGAGATTTAATAGTTGGCATATAATCACCATCTTTTCTAGTGACCACGACCCCACTATTTTTCATGCCAACTTGTTCAATAACACTATAATCATAGGCAAGTTTCTCATATTCACTGTTATTTTCATATGGGTGCAGAACGTTTTGTTTTAACACTTCAAATGCATGTGCTACCTGTTGTTCTTCTGTATCATTAAAACGTTCTGAAATTATCTTTTGTAAAAGGCTCAACTCGAAAATATCGATATCTTGTACATCGACAGTATTAATACGATTCATGATTTCACCATTACTGTAAAAGTCATAACGTGCTTGCAAGTTTTGGCGACGAATCAATTCTTCTTGTGGGTTATCTACCTTATCACTTGTAGCCTCTTTTTCGATTGATTCTAGACGCTTAGCGATATCATCTAAACGTGTTTGCGCATAAGTCTTAAACTCATTTTCTAGTTCTTGAATTTTAGGCTTTTGTTGTTCATCAATAGCATCTAAACGATATCCTTTTAAAAACATTTCTGAAGATTCTTTTAATAACCTCTCTACTCTATTCAATAATTCTTGGTATTTGTTGTCATCAAAGAAAATATTCCAAACTTCTGTTTGTTGCATAGTCTAATATACCTACTCTCTATTAATTTTTTATTTATACTTCAATTTCTTCTAAGGCTTTTAAACGGTTCTGACTACCCTCAATTAAGCCCTTGATGCTTTTGATAGCTTCTACCTTATCGGCTTGTGTTTTGATGATGTAATAGCCCCTAGCATCTTTTTTATAGCTATATCCGATAGGATAATGATAATTGATGATTAAGCTTGTAATGACCTGTGTTAACCATCTATTGTTAGCTTTATTCACTTCATATCCCAATTGATTAAGCAGCTTTGTTTTAGTAATATATTTATTAGACGTATTTCTTATCACATTGAGTACTTGGCGGTGTTCATTCGGTAAGTTGTACGTCTTTTCGTTTACTTCAAATTCGCTCATTCTCTCACCACACTTTCTGTTATTTGCTTACTCTAATTATACCAAAATTACACTGTTAAAACAAACTTATGTTCGCTATAAGTCGCATTATATCAGGTGTTTAGCATTATTTCATGTTCACTTCAAAATCAACATCTAAGGGGTTTATTACAAAAATACAAACCAATGCCAAAAGAACAAATGTTCTCACTAAATTTTTCGAACAAAATACGAACAAAAACCCTTTTGCCCCTTTATTCAAATCACGAACATTAGCATATTTTAGTTTTCGATAAATTTAGTCAGTATTTATATAGGGCTACAAACATCATGCAGCCCTGTGATTGCTACTTACTCAAGTTATAATACGATGCCTTTAAATTGCTCAATTTACGTTCTAATGCTTTGTAATCCTCTTGTGTAGCCTTTTCATCTTGTACAAATTCCGTTACTAATTTAAGCCCCTCAACAAGCTCCTTTGCGGGTTCATTAATCCCCATAGCTAACTGATACAATACTTCGATATTACCTATCACATCAGCATTACTAGTCTGAATACCTTCAAGATCTTTAACATTTAATCCACCTTCCATGTACTCAAACATATCCGTGTTATTACTTTCAACAAACGTTTCTAATCCATACATGAAATACTCATCTTCAAATAAACTTTTGGCCATCATATCGCTTATAGAAAGCGTTGTACCATCATGTAGTTCATATCCTGTATAATGACCCTCTATACTTCTTATAAGCCCCTCTGTGTGCTTAGTAGATGCTAATTCAAACGATTGTCTTACTTGGCAGTCTTTAATGTACACATGACCAAACAATTTACCTCTCATGACGATATAAACTACATCAAACGGATCATTGTAAATCTTAAAAGCAAAATTGTTATCCCTGCTACTTTCTAACAATCCTGTATAATACCTTAATAACGTACCCGCTCTTGTTTCAAATTGATTCGCGATAGTTTCTATGTTCATATCATTTAACCTTCCTTTTTATATATTTAATATAATTTTTCAGTCTTGCTAAAACTAACTCAAAACTGCCTGTGGCTATAATTTTGTATGTTGTTCTTTTGTTTGTATTAGGAATATAGCTCTCACGCCACGCAACCCAATTATTATTTGTATACTCAAGATATACAGTTGATACGTAACTTATTGAACAGAAGTAAATTTCATTAGAAACACCTGTAATCAACCCTAATTTTTTCGCTTTTTCATCATAATCGCATTCCTGTTTAACGGCTTGCACTTCTAACTGTCGCCTCCCAATCCCTCTCTGTAAAAACATCACCATTCTTGTTATCACCTATTAACACTCTTAACGGTTCAATATCCACGTTACATTGGACGGCATAGCTTACTGCCTTAAATAAATCATTGTTTCTATACTCGCTTTGACCATCTATGATACGTTGGTAAGCACGTTTTCCTTCTCCACCTTTGCCACCTCTAATATGATCAAAACTATAATTAGGCAGCACTCTTTTTATTGAATAAGGCTCTAATATTTGTTGAGCGTAGTTTCCAGATTTAGAAAATATACGCTTTTCAAATTCCCCCTGATAAAATGCAACGCTTTGGCCATTATGAGTGTATTTACCATTTGTTGTAACACTACCTGCAAGTACAAAGTAATTGTTTGGATGAGCTTTTATATCAATAGCGGGTAAATATCCGATTTTTTGACTATAATCTATATCCTCTCTTTTCTTAAATACGATATGCTTGCCACCACTAGCCGTTGTCTGAATTAATGTGTTTTGAGCATTAGTAACAACTTCTTTGTAGTAAGGTATTTGCTTTAAGCTCTCAAAGCCACTTTGTCCTCCTTCATGATCTACATCTATATCGATACACCACAAACCTCTTGTTAAGACACCTAACACACTCGCTTTATGGTATTGAGTAGAGTATCGTTCTATAAAATCATCAGTTATCACATTATTTGCAAATGATACAGTTGGCTTTTTATGTTTATTAAGAGGGATGATCTCAATTTGCTTTTTCAGTAATTTCTTTGCTACATGATAACCTGTCATTATATCACCTCAAAAATTTAAGATAGCCAGTAACCCTAATAACTCTTATTTTTATCTATACTAGTAATAAG